TCTTTTGCCTTTTAAACAATCTGACATTTTATCTTGGATTCTATGCTCTTGTAGTTCTCCAGCTACAAACATACACAAAGCAACGACACTACTAATGATTGTTTCCATTTGCAAAGTCCCTTTGTTTATCTTTTAACTTTTCTACATCTCTTTGTAGTTTTTCAACCTGATCTTTAAGAAACTCAATATTAACTTTATTGGTCATGTTTTGTTCTTGTGTAGTTTCTAGTTTTTCAGTTGTTTTATATAAGTCTTCAATAAGCATAAATTGTTCTTGGTCTATAGGTTTTTGCGAGCTTGCTTCTAATAAGTCTTGTTCAAATAATTGGTTCTTAGTTTCTAAATTATTAACTCTTTCAATTACACCAAAGTAAGCCCAAACTCCAACAGCTACTGAACCTATAATAGCAATTAGATTTCTTAATGGTAATGCAACAGATGTATTGTCAGATATTTTCATAATGGCTTCATACATAAGGCAAGAAATACAAAACCTAAAATTAACATTCCTGTAAAGTAATAGTTCATAGTCCTACCCATAATTATTTTTTTTTTTTCTTTTTAAATTTACTTTCTACCCAAGCAAAGCAGTTATCTATTAAGCCAAAAAATTTATAAACAAACTTATCCATTATACTTTAAAACCTTTTTGCCATGCTCTTATACTCCAATATGCTGGACTAAGTGTTTTTTGTCCTCTTACCTTTTTAAGAACCCCACCCATACGAGCCATAAACGATCTTTTTCTTGCTGGGATATGTTTTTTTATAGACATAGTTTTAGAGCCAAAATTAACCTTTTTAACTCTGCCAGAACTCTTGTCTTTTACGAATACTTTAAACTTTTTAACATCCCCACGCATAGGTTTATTAAGTTTAACAGTTTTATTCTTATATTTAGCCATGATGACTAAATATCATACTACAATATAAATTTAAAGTTTTTATCTTTTAAAATGTCTTTTTCGCCAATCATGGCAGACATAAGTGTCTTTAACACCTTTAGCGCCCCATCTACCACAAAATGACCTAGCATTACTATAAAGCCCACAATCTCCACATGATGCACCCTTTAATGCTTTAGTAAATGATTGAGGCAAACTGTAATCTATAATTTCTCCTGTAGGATAGAAGTTACTTCTTTTATTTTCCTTGTCCACGATACTTTGCTTTCTGTTGTCTGCGTTTATGTTTGTTCATAGTGCTTGTTATTTTTCTTCTGCCAATAGATGTACCTTTTTCAGTTTTAGTGTACTCAATAACTGCACCGAATACATTACCCTTTTTTTTTGACATCTTCTATTTCATCTGGTTTAGCATTAATAATTAATGGCAAGGGTTCGTTGTATGTTGTTTGTTCTATTTTATCTCTTTGGTCTAAATGTTGCTTTCCTAACCATATCTGCATAACTACATTCCCAGATAATGCTTTTTCAAATTGCGCTCTCCTTAAACTTATTCTGCCCATCTCTCTCCCCTTTTTTATAAGGTGGACATAATTCCTTTGTAAAGTCTTTGTAGATACTCCAGAAAATTCTGCTATTTCGTCATAAGTGCAATGTAATTGGGCTAATTTTTTGATAGCTTCTTCATCTACTTTTTTCATTGGTCGTGCCATTATGTCCTTTTTACTTAAATTTTTTAATTATTGCAACTAACATTGATACAAGCTTATTCATATCTTCCATATTATCATTGTTAAATGTTTGTATTTTTAAATTAGAATTTTTTAGAATATTATTGATTTTTGTATTTCTACTCTTTAAAAATTTTTGTGTTTGTTTATCTTTTCGTTGTTTATGTCTTTTTTCAATATTTTGATTAGTTGTTTTAAGTATAATTGCATTTAATTTATATTTTTGATTTACATATTCTAATATGTCATTAGTAAATAGCCTATCCCCCTCAAAAACAATGTTATATTTTTTTAAATCAATTAATTTTTTAAAATCAGCTTGTGCTGACATAGATAGTAAATCAGTTCCTTTAAATTTTTTAAATGTATTATATATCCCTACAATTAAAAGGTTATATTCTTTTAAATAATGTCCTCTAATCAAGCCAGATTTAAAATTAGTATTTACATCTAAATCTTTATAAATAGTGTTAATTAATGTGCTTTTACCACTAGCTGGGATACCACCAATGGCTATACAATTATAAGTCATTATCTTTTAATATTTTAGCTACTTTAATTTTTTCTTCTTCATTAAACTTAGTTTTTAAACCCTTTTTAGCCCTTTCAAGTTCATATTTATGATCTCCACAATAAATCATATTTTCTCTATAATAACATACGACACTAATTCTTTCAGAATATCCTTTTCTTTTAAGTTCTGTGTTACCATGTAACTCGTGAACATCAAATAATGCTACATCACTATCAGATAAATCAATCCCTATACCATATTTTGGAATAACTGTGTAACCACCTGTATATGTTCCTAGTTTTAAAACACCTAAATTTCCAAAACCTTTATTGTAATCGCCAGCATCATAATGACAAGCAGTTCTATAATTTTTATTGACTGTTACTGTAGTAAATGCAGTATTTTTAATAATAAAATCTTTACTAGTTAAATCAGCTAATTTTTTTTGAAGTTTATAATGATAAGGTGCGTAAGTTTCATAAATTTTATTTACACCAGCAATATATGGTAATGTTTGTTTATAAGCTTCTAAATTTTTTTGTGCAAATGCTGATGTTCTGCAATATGGAATCCTAGGGTATCTATCATTAAAACCTATTGTGCTACTTAAAACATTTAAACCATAGCTTGTTTTAGAAAGTTTTCCATTAGGTAATAATGGATACCATCTATTTTTTAAAACTTTTCCAATAGTTCTTGTTCCAATTTTGTCGCCTACTTTATAAATATCAGAAACATTACCAGAAGCCATGCCTCTATTATTTGAGCCACCACTTATAGCTTTTCTAAATGCTAAACGACTAGAATCTACAATATCTTGTGGTATAGCTTTTTTTTTAAAAACTAATACTAATTTTCCTTGTTCATTTTTAACAATAGTATCTTCTTTAATTACAGGGTGTTTAATATAGCTTTCATTAATAAATTTACCCTCTAAGGATTTAATTTGTTCTTTATCTAAAACTTCTTTAACAGTTATCTGCTTCATTTAATACTGCTTTAATTACTGAATCACTTATATTTTCAAGGTTGTATTTTTTTTGTATTTTTTCAACTGCTGTTTTAAATTTTATTTCATCTTCTGGGTTAAAAAATAATTGAACCATTTTAACATCATTTATACTTCCATCAAAAGATGTATCAATATTAGTTTCTATTATTTTTTCATCTTTAAAAAAATATTGGTCTAATTCTTCTGCGTCAAACCCTGTTAAATCTAAATCAAATTCTTCATTACTTAAAACACTTAATTCTTCTTTAAGTAATTTGTTTTCCCATTTACTTTGTTCTCCTGATCTATTATCCATTATACGATAAGCAATAGCTTTATTTTTAGGAAATTGTTTTTTAATAATAAAAGCTTTTTCTTTTCCAAGTTGTTTTAAAGCTTTCCAGCGAGTATGACCAACAACAATAATATTGTTTTGATCAACTACTATAGGTTGATTGTTTCCAAATTCTTTTATAGAATTAGCAACTTTTTCAATAGCTTCATTTGAGATTTCTCTAGGGTTATTTTTGTATGGTTTAATTTCATTAATATTAATTTCTTGTATTTCCATTATTTATCCTTTTATAAGTTTAGTTTAAATATTCCAAAGATTAGGGTTTTGTTTAAATATCTTTGCATAGCCATCTCCTACTACTTGTGCAATAGTTTCTTCTCCTTTGTCATGCACCTTAATTCCTGAATAATGTATTATTAAATGAAATAATTCATGCATTATTGTATTAAATAATCTTAAACCTTTTACTCTACTATCAATCACAAGTATTTCTTTTTCTGTTTCAAAATATCCATATAGATTTTTTAATATTTCAAACCTGACTTGTATCTTTTTTCTGCCATATTTAATGCTTTGTATGTTCATCTTGGTATAATGTGGCTCTAAGATATTCTAATTGCATTTTTAATTGTCTATTCTCGATACTTAATGCAATAATTCTTTTTCTGCAATACTTAAAAATCCTTAATATTGCCATCATTGAACTAATTGCATTTGATGTTTTTCATCATAAATATCAATCTTATAGTTTTTGCCATCTTTGGTAAATTTTTCAAAATTTCCCTCATTACCTAAATGTTGATAACCTAGTTTTTTAAGCCTATCAACTAAATCTGGCATATCGTTATCTTCTTCGATTTCCCATCTTCGTTGAGATAACCAAGTTGCAAAATGAGGGATATATTTTTTTTCTTCTATACCTTTAATTTGGTTGTTATAAATCCTTACAATTTGTTCATTGGTAATTTCTTCAATATTAATTTTATTAAATTCTTTATAAGCTTTAAATTTTGATCCTCTTTTGATTTTTAATTCTTTCCATAGTTTTTCAAATGATTGATCATATATTTTATATGTAGGTATAGGTTTAGGAATAGGTATAGGTGCTATGATGTTGCCATTAGCAGAATATCTTGCTTCTGCACCTTTTTTACCAGCTTCTGACTTTCTTTGATATTTATCGGTTAAATAAGCATGTTCATGTATTAATCTTTTATGTGTCCAAGTATCTTCTTTTGGATTAACTTTAAAAAATTCTCCTAATACTTCGTCAACATCTAATCTACAGTCATCATCTTTACAATGACATATTCTATATGCTGATTCAGTTTTAAATGGTTTAGTATTTTTTGTCCAAGCAAAACATAATAATTTAATATATATTCCTACTTTTGAGTTGCTTAAATGTACTGTTTCAGCAGTAAATGTATCTGTAAATAATTGTAATGCATGAAATTTATTCGTTTCCTTTGTCATAAAATATACTTTCCTTTTCTAGTTGTTTGATTTTTTGGTTAGCTTCGTCTAATAATTGTAGTTCTGATCCGAACAGTTCTACAAATTTTGTTTTGTTTAAGTGTACTGATTCATTTCCCATGTTATGATGTTCTGGGCATAAAGGAATAGTTTGATCGTGTGGTGGTCTTAATCCTAATCCTGTATGTTTTCTAATATGATGAATTATAGGTTCAGAAAATAAACCTTTTTTAGAACAAGCAATACAACCAATTCTTTTTAACTTTTCAAATCTTTCTTTATCTTGCTTTTTCATTTGTTCATGTCTTCTATGTCTATTTCTATCTATAATTTCAAAATGTATATTACTTAACTCAGCCACTTAACTTATCTCTTATTTTAAAAACATGATTTTCTATAGCATTTAATTCTACTTGAATATCATTAGTATTAATATCTCCTTTATAGTCAGATAATTCTATTAATGTTCCTAGCCTAATCATTTTTAATAATCTTTTAAAGGCTCTACGAACATGCATATCTGACATATCAGAAACCATAATCCACTCTTGCTTAGATTTTGAAAAATAATATTCTTCAGGTGTAGATTGCTGAGTTTCATCAGTTTTAGGTATATCTAAATAATCTTCTCCACTCATATTAATTTCTCCTGTTTGCTATTATCTTCTTTATAAGGTTTCCAGTCAAAATCTACAAGTCTATATTCTTTACCATTAAACTTACTTTTAAAACTAGCTTCTGTATAAGATTTAGCAGATTTTAACTTTTCGTAAGGTATAAACATATATTCTTTGCCATGTGTAATACCCAAACTTTCTTTTTTTCTTAAAGCTTTTTTATAAATGTAATCTCTTACACTTACTTTTCCGAGCCATACTTTATCTACTTGCACTTTGATCATTTGTTATCTCCATTTCTTTAGTTAATAATAAAGGTTTTTCATATTTGCTAAATAGTATTTCAATAATGCTTAAAGCTTTTTCTTTTTTTAAAATAGAAATATCAGCACCATCTAAAACTTGAAAAGGGTCACCATCTTGAAATGATTGTAATTTAACATCTAAAGCATCACAAAATTCTACTAACTTATCTGATGTAATTTTATTAATCATTCTTTCGTATTTCTGAACTTGTTGAAATGTAACACCTAATTTTTTTGATACTTGAACTTGTGTTAGATTTTTTGCATACCTATGAGCAACAAGCATTGAAGCTATCCTTAGTTTATTATCCATGTGTTTTCCTGTGAGTTTGTGGGGTAAGAAAATCGGAAACTTACCCCATTTATAACTAGAAAGGGAGCATAATGAATATACTCAATTTCTTTTTTATCCGATTTAATCATTATCTGCAATCTATTTAAACTCTAGTGTAAGTATATACAAATTAATTTACTTTTTATTAATATTTTTGCTTTATCAATAAATAACACGCTAAAAGTGTTATTACATAAGGTTTATTAACTGTTTACAAATATGCAAAAATCATGACAAATAATTAAATAACTAAAAAGGAGAAAAAAACATGTACTATAACTTATATACTAAAAAAACTTTCTCAGGAAAAAACCTAGAGAAATTAGAAGCTACTAATTTAGTAGGTGGTTTCTGTACTTTTAATCAAGCTAGAAAATTAGGCGGAAAAGTTATTAAAGGTTCTAAAGCAGTAACTAAACTTTCTAGAATGATTATAGAGGGTAAAGAAAACGAATTTAGATCATACCCTGTATTCCATCAATCACAAATTGAATTTAAAAAGGAGGTAAAATAATGACTACTTATAATTCAAATTGGGATTTAGGTACTTTTAAAAAAGAACAAGAAACTTTAGATGTTTGTTGGTCAGTAGAGGGTACTGTTCTTAATTCATATAAAGAGGCTTTAGCTTTTATTGAAA